TAGTAGGCCGTGCTGCCACGCGAATTGAATCCTGCGAAGTTGCCCACACCTGCGCTGCCGCCCGACTTTGGTCCGCCGGCCTTACTGAACGCGCCACTCAGCAGAGCCGCGGCGGCGATCGCGATGCCCACATAGGGAACTGCGACCCCGAACGCGGCTAAGGCCTCTGCGCTGATACCTGCCGCCGACGCCGCATCACCGAGCAGCGCTGCCGTCGGCGGACCCACACCGCCAGCGCCTAAAGAACCGAATAGGCTGCCAGTGATTCCCCCACCACCACCGGCGCTGAACAGACTTCCGAGCAGGTTTCCGGCGCCGCCGATACCGCCGCTTGCGCCACCGACCCCACCGACGAACGAGCCCGCGAGACTATTTGCCACCGGCTGCAATAGCGGCTGAAGGACCAATTTCTTGAACAAGTCTTCCGCGTAGCGCTTGAGATCGTCGAACGCGCTCTTACCGTTGAACAGGAAGCTAGCGAACATATCGGCGAAGTCATGGTCGATCGTCTTCGCCGCCTGCTCTGCTGCCTTCTCGGCTTCCTTGAACGCCTGCGCCAAGTCTTGCTTGGCTGCGAGGTCTGACGTGGCCGCGATTGCGGTGTCGAGCAATTGCACGTTATAGGTCAGGCCCTCCGCTTCCGCCGCCGCCCGCTGCAGCCCGAGCCGGTAGATTTCCGTTTGCGTTGCGGTCAAGCCGAACGTTTCGTTCTGAATCTTCAGTTCTTCATTCTGCTTGACGAGCGAGTCGGTATAGGCGGCTGCGTCATCGGCGATTTTCTTTTCGGCCGCCGAGTATTGCTCGAGCGCGGCACCCGTCTCCTTGACCGCGTCCGCCAGAACCTTCTGGCGTTCGGCGAGATCCTTGTTCGCGTCAATCAGCGCATCGTCTGCACCCTTCGCCCCGAGCAGATCGGCCTTCCATTTTTCGTATGCAGTGCTGCTCAGGGTCAGCTTGGCGTAGGTGTCGACTAGCGATTCGGTAAAGGATTCGAGTGGCGTCTTCGCAGCCGTTACCGCCGCCGCATAGTCGAGCACCGGCTTCGTGCTCCATGCGTCGCCATAGACGGACTGCGGATTCTTCGAACCGCCGCCAGGAATCTGCGCATTGAGCACGGCCTGCAACTGCGCTATGTGCTTCGCCGTCTGGTCGGCCTGGTCGGAAAGCCCTTGCAGGCCAAAGCCGAAGGCAGCCCACCCGCTATCTTTTCCCTTCGCGATTTGCTCGTTCAGCCCAGCCAACTGAGTCTGCAGTTCGGCGATATTCGTCTTGAGTTTGTCCGCTGGAATTGCGGCCACGGCGATGGAGTTGACCCAATCGAATCCAGCATCGCGCGCCGCCTTGAAACCTTCGATGAAGCCGGTAAGCGACGGGACCACGTCGCGCAGGATAATGTCCTTGAACGTCGTCGCCTCGACGCCGAGTAGGCGGATTTGCTCCGACAGTTTCGCCGCAGCTTCGGCGTCTGCTGTCGTGGTCGTCACAAGGTCGCCCGTCGCGCTCGCCAGACTGTGCATGGCCGCGATGATCTCCGGCCCGCTGCGCCCAAACAGATCACGCGCGATGGCAGCCTTGCCCGCGCCGTCGGCGTATTTTTCCAGCGCGACCGAAACGTCTTCCAATGCCTGCGCCGGGTCTTTGGCCGTTACCCCCAGGAATTCCAGCGCCTTCTGTGCCTTGGTGCTGCTGCTGCCGATCGTCTCCATCTGCGACGCGAGCTTCTCGAGCAGACTGCTGAATGTCTCGAAATCGGTGCCGCTCAGTTTCGCCGCATTCGACAATCGCGACAGATCTTCGACGCTTGAGCCGGTCACCGTCGATAGCTTGTGCAGTTCCTCGGCTGCGGAAATGACGCTCTTCGTGTACTCGGCGATGCCCGCGACGGACAGCCCCACGCCCAGCGCCGTGAACAATCCGCTGATCTGCGACGTTACCGCTGTCGCCGTCGCGCCGAGCTTGGTGAACCCAGCCGCCACCGATGTAAGCGCCGTCTGCGACGAGTCGGTCGCCGTGATGTCAATACGGGTTACTGCGGCTAGGTCGGCCATCGCTTACTCGGGGGTCACCTTGCGGGCGGTGCCGAAATTAGCTATCCTGTCTTCGGCCGCGCGGGGCTGCCAGGGGGTGGAGTAAAATTTCCCACCCCACCCCGCACTCATCTCTAGATGGTCCATATCAGCGTTACGGAGTCTTGGCGCGGCCATCGTTTACGCTTCGCAGGAACACCCGGTCCAAGTCGCGCAGGATCCCGACCTCGACAGGCGACGGCGCGTTACCGGTAAGCGATGCCCAGGCGGCCAGATCCGTCCAAGCGAGGGCGTTAGGGCCGAACCCGCTATTGCCGCGCCCCCCGCTGACCTCGATAAACCATTCGAACAGATAGCGCAGTTCGTCGGGGCATTGCGGAACCTCGAGTTCTTCGCTGACCACGCCGACGCGGGCAGCGGCTTCAAGGTGCTCGCGACGCGTCGCGCCGTCTTCCATTCGCTGAGAGAGGTGGAAGACGGATCGCGCATGGTCTAGGAGCTGGGCGACCAGCCCGCCGTAAAATTTGCGATGTCGGTGAGTGCGCTGCTGATCTGCGCCCGGATCGGCGCGCGCAGGTTGCTGTAGAGGTCGCGGGCGGCCTGCGCAGAAAATGGCACGTCCTCGCCAGCCTTCATCAGATTCCTCCACCCCAGCGTCATCGCGACCAGGTATTCGGTGTCCTCGGCATCGACCTCGTCGACGTCTTCCTCGAGCTTGACCTTGCCGCGCCGGTTCATCTCGGAACGGATGCGTCTGACGGTTTTCTTGCGCCATCCTTGGCGCACGGGATGCCCCGGACCGGCGAGCAGGAAGACGGTCGCCGTCTTGTCGCCAAGTTTGTTCAGCAGCGGATATTCGATAACGTCAGGGCTTTCTATATCGTCTAGGTCGAGCGCATCCATTGTGTCCTCGCGACGTGTGAACCCGCACCGGACACTCGATCCACGTCGCGAGACGAAGACCGAGGCCGGGCGGGCGGGTTAGCTCGCTCACGGAGCGAGCGAGTCCTGAAACCAAATGTTAGTGGCCTCGCTATCAGTCCCGGTGCCGCCAGCGGTGTTGTCGATTGCAGTAAATGGCGCGCTGATGCTTAGCGAACCCTGGCCGTCTGTCGGTTTGGTGTTTCCGATAATGCAAGCTGGCAGACTGAAACACATGAAATCGGACGCGGCCGCGGTGCTAGCAAACGTCGCGACGTTGATGGCGACGGCGGTTCCAGCAACGTAAGCGTCAACCATTGTCGAGTCTTGAAACTGCGTGACGATTGTTCCGTCGACGTCGATCGGTCCGGCATAGACATCCGGTGTATAGTTGCTGCCGACGCAGGCCACGGTCGTCATGTTTCCGTTGACCTTGAACTGGAGGCTGGTGACCGCACCCTGAAGCGTTCCGCCGAACTTGACTAGACCCGTGACCGCCGTCAACCCGCCGCTTGTCGTGACTGCAGTTGGCGACGAGAAGTATTGCGAGGAACTTGGCGTTTGGCCGAAGCCCTTGCCGAGCAGGGCAAGCGTGCATTCCGCGTATCCCGTCGCTGGCAGCGCGAAGTCGCACGACGCTATTCTGTCGCCCGATGTAACGTGCGACATATTCGGGGTGTCTGAAAAGAACCGTTCGAACGTGTACGAATCATTTGTGTGCCCGGTGCTCGGCACGTAACTGATCTTTCCGGGGATGGTGACCGTGCAACTAGAGATCGGTCCTTCGGCGACCATCGCGACGCCATTGGCGACCTGCACCGTGATGACGGTCGCGGTCGACGAGATCACGAATAGATTCTTGTTGAGGTTCGCTGCGTTCAGCGCGCCTGCAGTCAGCCGGATCACCATGCCCTGCTTGATGCCGCCAGTCAGGAATCCCGTGCCGGTAATGGTGAATGTCACGCCGGACCCCGCGGCGATCGTCAGCGATACGCCGGTCATCGCAGACACTGCAGTGAAGTCGCGACGCACCAGCGAGCCAAGTAGCGCGGTGTAAGTCCCGCCGCTTAGTTCTCCGTTTAGCGACCCTTCTGCGTGGCGCGATCCCTTTACATATGACTGGCGCTTTTGCGTCGTGTTGATTTCCGCGCTGCTGTAAAAGGCCGCGACCTCGCCGATGTCAGCCGTTTTGCGCCGCAAGTACTGCGCGCCGCTAGCGCCGGCCAGCGTGCCCCAGGTCGACTCTTTCTTGTACGCCAGTTTGGTGAAAATGCCGGTTGCCATGGTCTATCTCCTAGATCCGAACATCCGGGGCGTTTTCCGGCGTCGAGTATTTAATTTCGAAAACTAACGGCAGCCGGCCGACCGGCTTGTCAGCGGTTCCAACCATGTCGAACGGCCCCGACGAGGTCAGCGATATGCTGGTCCCGAGTGATGCAATTGCGGCGAGCGGCATAGCAAGCGCTGCCTCGACCTGCCGCGCGATCTCGTCGAGTGATGCGTCGAGCCCCGTTACGCCTTGCGCGAAGCACGCCACCGTAAGATGGAGCGTCCGCTCCAATCGCCGCGGGAAAGCGCCCATCGTGGTGATGTCCGACGATTCGCTGTCGGTGAACACCGTGAGCGCTGGCAAATCGACACCCTCCAGCGGATAGACGCGTGACTGGAAAACGCTCGAACCGGTCGTCGATAATCCAACCAGGGCGCCGGTGATAGCGTCCCGAATCTGTGATCGGAGGTGCGCGGCCATTCACGTTAGCAACTGAACAGTCGACCGCCGCGAATACCAAGCGCACCGAGGCCGCCGAGCACGTCGATCAGCAGAAAGACGCAGAGGACGATCAGCGCGATCGTGATGAGCGTGCGGCCGATCGGCGGCAGCCCAGGCAGGTACGCGAGCAGGCAAGCCAACACAACGATCAGAATGATTAGGCCGACCATTACTGCACCTCCAATCGCATCAGGACAACGGCGCCGTCGTCCAGCTTCTGGATGCCGGGGCGCACCTTGTAACTCACGCCGCGCACGACAGCCGTAGAACCGTCGACGATGCCCGCAACGTCGGTGGCCGCGCAGGTGATCGTCGGGGAGTCCGACGAGAAGTGACCGCCGAGCGTCTCGATGTAGCCGATGTCGAAATGGACGTAGATCGCCGCGCCGTTGACCGTGGCCAGTTCAGCCATAGGCGGCGCAAAGAACGCGGCGATGTTTTCACCGTCCATGTCACTTGCAGGGCGTGACCTTCGGCGCACCAGGACCAGGTCCCATCGGATGCGACGGCAGCGACGGTGCCGGCGCATGAGGGGAGACCGGCGCTGGAGGCGACGTCGGCTTCGGCTTCGACAGCGGGATGTCGCCGGCCATGATCAGACGACGTGCTTCTTGCCGCCAGCCGTGACGCCGACGATCGACGGACCCGTGACGATGGTGCCCACGTACCCGAGGAAACCGCCGACGACTTTGCGGGGGTCGACGACGCACTTGCCGGTCGTGTTCGCCGCATTGCTTGAGAAGGTCGCGCCGGTGATGTCGGCTGCGCCGGTTCCATTGGCATCGGTCGCCGACTGCAGTTTCCCGACGATGGTTCCGGTGACGGCGCCCAGAACGGCGACGACCACGATTTCGCCCTCATACGGACGGACGTCGAGCCACTTCGCGGAACCGCTCGTCGCCGCCGCGGTATTCGCGGCGGATACCGAGTCGAGAATGCTCGTGAACGTTGCAGCAGACCCTTGACTGAATAGCATGACTATTTCTCCTTCGTGCCGGACTTCTCCGGCGGTTTCACTTCGACGGATGGCACCGGCGTCGCCGGCTCTACCACTTTCTCGACGGCGCGGATGTGGCTGAAGTAAATGAACGTGTGCTCGTCCATGTCGGTCGTGTCACCAGCCTGTAGGTGCTGGTTGACCCCGACGCAGATGTTGCGGATGGCGCGGACCTTCATGGCTACGACAGGTTCGTGCCGACGCAGAAGGATGTCGGGTAGCGGAGCATGACGTCCACCATCCACATCGCTCGGATGCCGACCTGCGCCGTGTTGAAGCGCGTGCCGCCGTTGTCCGTCGACAGTTCGAGGACGCCCCATTCGCCGATGACCACTTCATCCCATGAACCGAAGATGATGTTGGCGCTCGACAGTTGCTCGGACGACATCGCGTTGAAGCCGACCAGGTTGCCGTCGAGCATGTTGCCGGTCCACAGCGGCGTGTCGGTACTGGTGAAGCGCTGCACTTGCATAAGCCGCGCCGCGCCAGCGGTCGTCGTGACCCAGCCCGGATTGCCGCGAATGGCGTTCAATGCGCCGACGGTCGAAACGAACGCCAGGATCTTGGCATAGGTCGCGCTCGCGGCGTCCTGCCCGCTGGTGATGCCGGCGGTGTTCATAATCCCGATCGGCTGCGCGCCGCCCGTGCCGTTGATGACCGCAGCGTCGACGCCGTCGATTGCGACGTCGGCAGCCAGGTCAGCCATGACGAACGCTTCCGCTGAGGGCGACGCTTGACGGAGCAGTTGCTCGTCGACATCGGTGATGGCGATACAGGTCTTTGGCGTCATGGACAGTTGACCGAGCGCCTGGTCGGCAGCGGTGACGCTGGTACCTGCGCCGGCTTGCCAAGTCACGGACACCTTGCCCGTTTGACGCGGGAAGGCGACATTGCCCTGCAGGCCCGACAGCACGCGGGAGCCCATGCGCATCGCCACCGAGCGGTTGCGCAGGATGTCGATAAAGCCCATGTTCTCGATGCCGACCATGTATCCGCCCTTGCTGCCTGGCGTGATCGACATCGCGCGCGTCGCGGCTTGTTCGCCGACGCTGCGCTGCAGCACTTCGCCTGGAACGAGCAGGCCGGCGCTCTCGCCGCGGTTCAGTTGCTTGGCGACCTGCTTCGAGCACTCGATTTCGAACGCGGCTTCGCGGTTAAACTCGGAATTGCGACCACCGAAATGCAGGGCGCGGATTGCCCGGAACAGGCTGTAGCGCTGCGTTTCCTTGTTGGTCATCCCGACGTTGGTCGCGACGGTAGGATTGGACCGGCCGCGTTCTTCCATCGCCAGGAGCGCGGCTTTCGACACATCGGCGAGCGACGTGCCGTCCTGAATCCAACCGTCAATCACGCGAACGTCGCTGATCTTCGCAGCCTTCGCGATGTTGATGATTGATTCGCGGCGCTCTTTTTCCGCGTCGACAGCGCTGATGCGGCTGATTACGGTCGCTGCGGCGGCTGCCGCGGCGGCTGTGGGATCGGCGCCGCCGGCCGCTTGTGCTACTTGTACTGCATCCATCGTAATGCTCCTTGCGGCGACGGCCGCGCTATTTGCACCTGTATTCGGTGCGGGTTCAGTTGTTTGTGTGGTGACGGCAAGCGACCGTCCGACGCCGACCGTGGGATCGGCGGCCATCGTCACGAGCGACGATTCGCCCGGCTCCCAATCGACCACGTCATAGGTCGGCATGTCATCGTCGGCGCGCTCGAATGCGCCGAACTCTTTGTCGAGCATCGAGCGGAAGTGCGGAACATCCGCGCCGCGGGCGCTCAACGTCGATGAGAGCAAACGCTCGAACGCTTGGCCGTCGAGCTCGCGCTTGCCCTTCTTCGTCCGCTCGACAACCTTATGGATGCGGTATCCGGAACTGATCTGGCGAAGGTGGCCGCCCTCGATGAGTCCGATTGCGTCGCGTCCGGGCTGCGTCGCCGAGGTCACGCTTACGCTCGCGCGCAGGACGCCGTCTGGGGAAATCTTCGCGGTGTCTGGAACGTGCGACCCGCGGATGTCGTCCATATTGTGGTTGAACAGGAGAGATGCGCCAGTGTTCAGGCGACCGAGGCGCACGGCAGCAGGGTCCATCGACAACACCTCGGTGCCGTACCAGCGCTCAACCGGATACCCCGACGCAATGGCGATCGGCAGCACCAGGTCTTCGCCTTCCTTGCGTGCTGCGGCCGCGGGCTTCTCGATCGTGGAAAAACGTCGCATTGCGAAATCGTTCATCGTTGCCCTCCGACCGCGGCGAGACGCGCCGGCGGCGTGGTTGATGGTTCCGGCGGCGCAGAGGTCGAGGGTTCGCCTTGAACCGTCTGCGGATTCGGACGCGCAGCGCTGATTGCGGGAACGACCGCCGGATCTGTATCGAGCACGATGCCCTTGGCTGCAAACATCTTCAGTTCGCGGTCGCGCTCGGTGACGATGTCTTCGACGTCGCGTCCGTCAGCCGTCTGCGCAATGACGCTGCTCACAGTGGTGAATCCGCAGCGCACTGCCTTTTCGAAGGCTTCGACCTCTTTGGTCGGATCGACCCAGCTCCAGCCGCGCGGCTTGAAACTGACGGCATCGCCGAAGCGGTCTGGACTCGTGCCATAGGCTTCCAGCGAGATAGATGGAATCGCACGCGCCAACACAGCCTGCTGCAGCCACGTTTCGTGCAGACCAGTGCGGAAGGCGCGAATGAACCACTGCTGCAGCATCTTCCAGAGGTCGCGATCGTCGAGCAGACCGAGACGGCTGCTCGAATAGTTCGACTGCGAGTAGTCGCGCGACAGCGATTCGTAACTGACCGATGAGCCCGCGGCCATCTCGCGCAGCATGGCGCGCATGAACGGATCGAAGGCAGTGTTCGGCCGGTTCGGCGTGACGAAGTTGAGCTTCTCGCCGGACAGCAGTTTCTGAACCGAGCCCGGCTCAAGGTCGAAATTCTGGGTTCCGTCGGGCTGCGGGACGCCCATCGGTTCGGTCGGGTCAGCCGTTTCGATCGTCGCCAAGTAGCAGGCGGCACCGCGCGCAGCGACGAGCTCGGCCTCGCTGTAGCCGTCCATGTCGTTCAGTTTGCGGATGCACGCGTGCAGCCACGGCTCGCCGCGCGTCTGCGGCCAGCGGTCGACGAGCTTCAGGTGAATAATCTGGTCGGCCGGAACGCGCTCGACCTTGTTGATCACCGGCAGGTAGCCGTTGAACTCACCCGGATGGAAGTTCCATATCCAATACGCAAGCGGGCGGCCGAAGCTGTCGAGCTCGACGCCCATGCGCAGCGCGGCGCCGTTGGTGATGGGCACTGGCGGCGAAGCAGTCGTGAACTTGTCGGCGAGACGCTCCGGCTCAATCAACTCGAGAGCCAGCGGAACATCCGAGTCGCCGAACTTCTGGAAGTGCTTGCGGATGAACACCTCGCCGGTCTCGAACACCTCGCCCATCGCTGCGCGTTCGAAGTCCGAGAAGTGTAGGACGCCGCCGGTGTGGCAGCTGTCTGCCTCGCACCACTCTGTCCATGCTTCCTCGATGTCGCTGTTGATGCGCTCGTTGAGTCCGTCGCGGCTCGTCATCACCTGCGCTTGCATCCCGATGCCGGCGCCGACGACGTTGTTGACGACGATGACCTTCGCCCGCTTCGCATAGGACGAATCGCGCACCAGTTGGCGCGAACGCGAACGCAGCAGACCGAGGCTGGAGATGAGTTCCGAGTCGGCGCTGAAGTCGCTCTGCCCGAAGCCGCCGAGTAGTTTGCTACCGCGGGCAGCCTGATACATGCGCCGCGCCACTTCTTGCCCGGCAGATTGCGCCGCCGGCTTTGCCAGCCAGTTGTCGACGCCGGACCAGATCATCGGATTAGCCACGGCTAAGCCCAATCTGAATGCGGAACGGATCGCCGAGGCCCTTGGCCATCGCCGTCGCGCGCTGCTCGAGCGCGAGGTCGCCGAGCGCGGTTTGAATGGCGACCACGAAATCGGAATCGTTCTTGAACACCATGCGCCGACTGCCGATCGAGTATTCCTTGATGCCGCCCTGGCTCACTGAGTAGGCGGCGCGCGCTGCCTTCAGGTCATCGACCGCCTTCTGCGCCTGGCTGCGAAAGTCCGTCCCCGCCGGCGAGGTCGCGCGGTTCGCGGTGACCACCGTCTGCCCGTCATCAACGGGAATGCTGGCGCCGGTCTTTTCGACCTTCGACGCCCAACCGTATGCGCCCGGCGTCCAGGTGTTGGACGTTCCCGGACCGATCTGGACGCGATACTTCTGCGCGTCGCCGTCGGAGCCGCCTGACGCCGCATTGAAGCTGATGTTGTTGCCTGTCGCCGACTGCGCGGTCAGGTAATAGGTGAGGGTCCAGCCGTCAGTCGCGGGGTAGCCTGCAACTGACACATCCCAATCAAATGAATCGCCCGCACCGAGCTGTGCCTTCATGGAACGTCATTTGACGCGTCCCGCGAAAGCGAGTTAACCCAAAACTGAGACTTTCAGCCGAGACGGCGGATGCGTGGCGTCGACGACGCACTGCCGAGCCGCTCAGTCGTCGGCAGGACGTTGTCGACAAAGTCCGCATTGGCTGCAAACACTGCGCGGAATAGATGACCGCTGGTCGTTGCGGCAACACCGAGCCCGGTCGAGGCGACTACGGTCGCATGAGTCAGCGAGCCGCCCCCAGCCGTCATTGCTTGGCCGACGAGGAATGACAATCCCTCTTGCGCGGTCAGGATCGTTCCTTGGCTGACCGTTGTCGACAAGCCGACTAGCGCGATGCCTACACCGACGCCAGCCGACGCCACCGTGGCCGCTTGGCCTGCCAGCAATGGTGCTGTCGCAGGAATGGGCGTTCCGACGCCTGACGTCGCCGCTATCCCGATCAAGGCCGCGCTGCCAGGAGCGCCGCCGACCATCGTTCCTTCCGCCGATGATGCAGCAGCGCCCACAAGAAGCACTGACGTCGATTCGACTAGAGTGCCGGTCGCTGCTGTCGAAGACTGACCGGACGTAGCTACGGCGTCAGCAGGAACTTGCGTTCCACGACCGGCGGTCGCCGCGATACCGGTCAGCGTGATAGAGCCACCAATGGACAGACCGAAACTGCCCTGCCCCATCGTCGCAGCGATTCCGGTCAACGTGTCGGCACTGGCTGGTACCGCTGTGCCGACCGCAAAAGTCGCGGCAATGCCTGTCTGCGCCAAGGTCGATGCTAAAGCGAATGTCCCGCCTGCCGACGTTGCAGCAGCGCCCGCAATAAGTTCACCTGCGCCGAGCGTTCCTTGGCCAGAAGTCGCAGCAATACCCGTCAGCGCATCCGCATCAGCCGGGATTAGCGTTCCACCTGCGGATGCTGACTCCAATCCGGTAAGCGTTGCACTGCCTGGTGCTGACGCTTGGATAGTCCCTTGCGCGGATGTCGCTGCGATTCCAGTCAGCGCTGTGTCTGTGGCAAGCGCTGGCGTGCCTGATGCGGTTGTGGCGGCGTTCCCGGTTAGAGCGTCCGCAACCGAATCGGTAAGCGTACCCGCGGCAGCGGTCGCTGCGAATCCTGTCTGAGTCATCGCGAGAGCCGGGATCAGCGTGCCGAGCGCAGACGTCGCGGCGGCGCCGGTCATTGCGACAATGCTGGACGGCGCTAGCGTGCCGGGCGAACTGGTTGCCGCTATGCCGGCCGGCAGCGCATCATTCTCTATCGCTGCCGTGCCGCCGGCTGCAGTAGCCGCGATGCCGACGAGTGCGGCAGCATAGTCGACCGCACCGGCAATCGCGCCGCTGGCTGATGTTGCGGAAATACCGCTAAGCGCGAAGTCGACGGCCGGTGTTAGCGTTCCTCCGGAAGCGGTGGCGGCGATGCCGAGCTGTACTGACTCGTTCGCGAGAGTAAATGCCCCGACCGATGACGGCGATTCCAATCCAACCGGAACGCTCTGGCGGTCAGCACCAACCGGCGACCAGTCAGCGATGGTACTTCGTGCAATCGGGCTGGATGCAATCATCGCTTCGCGCCCTTGCTACAGATTACCTTCGGACACCCATGTCCCCGGCGAGCCCGACACCGTGCAAGACCATGCTTTAGGGCTGCCTACCGCTGGAGGATCGCGCACTACGCGTTCATCCGTGGTCCATGACAGCGTTGTGTCAGTCGGAATCGCCGGACCGCGCCACGAATCGGCGTTGCGCTGAAATACTTGCGTTGCGCCAAAGAATTGCATATCGGGCTGGATAACAGGCTGAACTACTCGCGCTGCTGCGCACCCGGCAGACAGCAACTTGTCGCCGTTAGTTGGTATCCTAAATTCTATCGTGGCAGCGTAGGAGGTAACGCCAGCCTGCACAAGATAAACCCACTGAAACGATATCCATTCGCCCTTGCTAATAGAATTGCTGTCCAGCGTTTGCACTCCAGCGCCCCACGCGTCAGCCAGCCCACCGCCATTAATGGCATCGCTGACCAGAAAATCCAGGGTAGTCCCGGTGTTCGTTGTAGGTATCTGAATGCGGGCCGTGAAAACCAAATAATTGCCGGCAACGCAGGTAATCGGGGTTGACCAGTCCAGCAGCACTTTGCCGGGGGTGCCGGACGCGGTAACTTGAACAATATGCGTCTGTTCCCCGCTCGGTCCGGTGGCCGTGGATGCCGTTGTCGCGGCGCTGGTTAGCGTCGGCACAGTAGTTGGAAAACTCAAAACGGCATGCGGAGGGCGCGCGGTGAGCATATTCAGCGCCACTAGCTGCTTCATTTGGTGCTGCAGCCCCTGGACGGCGACGTGCATATCGCGCATATGCTGGCTCGTATGGTCCACCACCTGCGCGGGCGCCGGGGCTTGCTGCCACGACTGCATCGGCATAGGTTGCGCGTGATACGGTCCAACCTCCTGCGCATCGCTGGCCGCGATATGCTGCAGCATGTTATGAAATATGCCCATACGCCCTCAATGTAATAGCAGCACTATTGCGTCATCCTCGTCCTGAGCCTGTTGCGCCTGATACGCCTCTAGCGCGAGCTGGCCCCTGATTGCAGCCTTGTACATTTCATCGATCTGCGCCGACAAGGCGTCTAGCGTGGGCTGCAGGTCCGGCAGATTGCTCTTGAGCAGCGGCGGTTCTGTAATCGGCTCAATGAAATTCTTGCGCGGCCGCTTAGGCTTACTCGCTGCCTTGGCGAGCTTGGCCGCGTTCTCCTGCGCCAGTTCGTACAGCTGCGCGAGCACCTCTTCGGCGTGCGCTTGGTCGCGGACCTCGTAATACTGTCCATCGACTTCGATGTATTGCTTGCGAGTACCGCGCCCACGCTTGCCGCCACCGACTGGTGTAACGGTACTGGTTACGCCGCTCTGCGCGAACGTCGGCAGCAGACCGGTCAGCGTAATAGTGCCGAGCGGCGCTACCTCGCTCTCGCTCTGATCGAGCGTCGGCAGAAGCTGCGTTAGTGTCAGTGTGCCGAGCGGCGCGGCCTGACTATTGCCCTGCGTCAGCGTCGGAACAAGCTGCGTCAGGGTTATGGTGCCCAGCGGGGCGACTAGGCCTTCTTGCTGGTCGAGCGTTGGTACGAGCTGGGTTAGGGTTATCGTCCCCAGATCCGCCGCGATAGCGTTGTTATTGGTCTGGTCTAGCGTCGGCGTTAAGCCGATAAGGGTTAGAACACCCAGAACACCCGCAGCAAACGTTACGCCCGCATTTTTAAGGCTCGCTATAGAGGTACTAGCGATTGGGGCTTTAGAGATCACAGACTATCGTCCCAGAAAACCTTTCCATCTGCCTCATAGCCCTCGGGCAGAATGAACAGGCACTGCCACAGCGCCGAGCCGTCCTTGGTCGCTGTGATCTTGTGCGGAACATTCGCCCTGAACACGAAACAGTTAGGCGCTGCGACCGTCTTAGTCTCGCCCTCGGCCGTTACCTCTACCGCGCCACTTAGGACGACCGTGTAATGGTCGAGCGTGTGCATATGCTCGGGCTCGCCTTCGCCCGCCGCGTGCTCGAACAGGCGGAAAACAAAGGCAGGAGCGGCTGCGGTTGGAATGAATAGCGCCTCGGAACCGTTCATGACAGGCATACCAGCGTGTCGCCAGCGGGCAGCGCCGTCGTAAGCAGTGAATCAACCGCCGCGAATACGGTGGGTATCGTATAAGCAACCGCAGATATAGTACCGGCTGTGTTGACTCTAATACCGTGATAACCATACCCGTCGATGTCCATCATAATCACCTCAGTGCCAGTACCCGACGTCTCGATGGACGATACGACGGTCATTTTCGGCCGATTGGTAACTCCAACATCCCTATAGAAAAGATTTCGCGTAGTCCCGGCGAAATGCGTAGGATTGTTAAATTGCAGATCGGCCGCGGCCGGATCACCGAAAACGAACGGCCACGGACCTCTTGCCGTCGTGTTGTCGGCTGTGTTCTGGATGTTTACCGCATCGAAAACAATCCGCTGGCCGTAGATTAGAACAATCGGGCCGCTATGGTTGTATTGTTGATGGTAGGAATAAGGAGCGCTCCACAGGCCGCCCCGCACAGAGACACCGTTACACGGATTATCAATCCGCATATTACAGAGCGTGTTCTCGAAATATGGATTATCAACCACGGCGCCAGACACATTTCGAAGCGCTATACCAATGGTCGGTCCTTGAATAATGCAATTCGCTATTGTGCAGGAATAACCACCGTTGACCGCCACCCCATATGAGCAAATACTGGGGTCCGTGCTGTAACCCCCGGTGTGCAATCGCTGCACATTCACTGCTTGGGTATGCTCTGAAATATAGATGCCGTAGTTCATGGCGGCACCGTTCATAATGATGTCTTCAAAGTTACAGACATATGTATAGTGCGCCATTATCCCGATATTAAACGTGCCGTAGAACCAGATGCGGCGGCAGACGTTGCCGTAGCTTTTATAAAACTGGATCCCGGTGTGTGTGGCGTCATTTAGATCAAACGCCAAGTCCTCAACGCCCGATGAATAGCCCCCGAAACCGTCGCCGCTGACCGCGCCTAGCCCGCCACTATCAATGTTTTTAATGCACACCTGACGGGGGGCGCCGGGCCTGAATATGATTCGCGGGTCCGTCAATGTGGCCGGATCGTTAACGAGTAGCGCGCGCCTTGGGCCGCCTAGAATCTGCCCCTTCTGCAGCTTTAGCGTCCTTGTGATTAGATAGGTGCGAGGCGCGTACACAAAATGCGCCCCCGTATCTAATGCCGCCTGAAATGCCGTGGTGTCGTCGGTTATGCCATCGCCCGCACACCCAAAATCGTCCACGCACACAAGCGGATCGAGAATGCTGAACGTTACACTATTGACGGTTACATATACATTTTTCGTGCCAACCGAGAAATTCACCAGTTGATTGTTATTGCTACTGGTCAATACTGCGGACCGAGACAGCACTGTGCCGTCCCAGACGCCGTGCCCCGTCTCGAACTCGCCCACGACGGTTACGCCTTCTATCGTGTAGTCAAAGTGCGTGCCAGCCGTGACCGCGGCCGCGAATGTGCGGCAGCCAGACATGGCGCCGCCCATTGTAATCGGCCCATTACCGAAGCTGGTCGTCGTCTCGCCTACACGGTCATAGAATGACTTGTCCCCGTTGAATATCGCGGGCGGCCGGTAATTGGTAGACGGTCGATTAACATAATCGCGTAGCCCGATAGCGGCCGGCGACGTTACCGACGGCCCACCAGGTGAAACCGGCGCTCCAAAGGGCATCGATTAATTGCGACTGAAAATGTACGCGAACTGCGGAATAACGCTGTTCGTCGTGCTCAGCGTCTTACGGATCGTGATATTCCCGTTGATGGTCGTGTCCACTGAAGCCGACGTTCCGCCGAATGCGATCGTATTCGGGTTCGCCGTGCCCGAGCTGATGCCGCCATTCATGGAAAAGAATCCGGTGCCGATAACCGTGCTATTCGCACCAGCGGCGCCGACAGTGCGCACAACTAGGTCAAACGCCAGATACCACGCAGCAATCGCCGCCGTCACCGTGCCCACGGTCAGCGACACCCCAAGCGTGGTGCCAGCTGGACCCCACTGCGGGGTAATGATCGCCGTGCCGCCGGTCAGTGAAATGGTGCCGCCCGCGCGCACACAGTAAATCTTGCCCGCCTTCGCATCGTTGGCGAAGATCGGCGTAAACGTGATGCCGGCCCACAGGTCCTCGATCGTGGTCGCAGTCAACGTCGTCAGGTTGGCGATGGGCGGATCGATGTACGGGCCGTCGGCATACTGTGGACGCGCCTGATGCAGTTGGAACGGCGTGCGCATCTGGCCTATCTCCTGACGCGCTAGCCCACGCTTGAACATGCGCTCGAACTGCTGCGAAGTCGTTGGCGCCGCCTTGATTGGATCAAGAATATCTAACATTTTCGTTTTCCTTTAGGCGATGCGGATGAGAGCGTTCGAGCTGTCGTTTGTGGGCATCGTGAGCGTAAAATTGCCCGCAGTCACAGTCTGCGATCCGAAGGTAAATACAGCGACCGCCTTATTGCTCTGCGAACTGTTGTAAAGCGTCGCGCAATCGAACGCGGTCGACAGCGTGACAGTGCTCCATGTCACGTTCGCGCTCGGCGTCCAGTAAGCTGTCGTGCCGCTGGTCGTTGGCACTGTCGCATTGGTGACTGCTGCGCCGCCTGCGGTGTAGTTGGTGCCGCTGACCTCATTGCTCGATGAGTAGGCGGTCGTGCCCGCACCTTGCGAGCCGGTCGCGAGGTAGAGGGCCATCTTGAAACTGTCGACCGTCGGCGATGTGAGACTGGTGCGCGACGTGATGGTCGGCGATCCGAACTGATGCACGCTACCGGTGAGCAGTTCTCCTTTGAAACTTGTGCAGATTGCGGCTGAGTTAGCCATTTCATGTTCCTTTTTCGACGCCCGTTTGCAGGCCTGATTTCAATGTGACCCATCGGTCCTCTCGCACCAGGCGGCCCCGGTAGAAGTAACGCCGCGTCATCGTCAGCGATCCGCCATCGTCACGCTGTCCGACTTTAATCGCTAGTTCTGTCTGTCGTTTCGGCCCTTCGGCCGTATCGATCAGCGGGCAACCGTCGGCATCGGCCACCACTGCGACCGGAGTCCCGTCGATGCGTTCGATGATCGGCTGGTCGTCCATGTTCAGTTCGCTATGACCTGCAACTTGAGCGCCTGCGCGTAGTCGATCGTAGCCGCCTCGCCGCTGCTCAATGTTTGCGTGAATGTCGTCAAACTCGAGGGTGCCGGACTGTGCACCCACTGCTTGACGGTGGTCGAACCCTGCCGCAAGTTGACCGTGATCGGCGTGGACGCGTCGCCCTTGATGCGGTAGCGAATCACTCGCCCGCTGGTCGTGCCGTCATTGCCGACCGTGCCAAAGGATATTTCCGCGGTATCGGCGGTCGGATTCAGCGCCGAGATGATGTAGTCACCGTCATCGGCGACGGATTCGTCGAGCATCGCGAACAACGAGCCGCCCGAGCTCGGGGTCCATGTCCCGGACGACACATCGGATAGCGGGTGATAGTGCGTCGTGCCCGGACTACCTAGTCCGGCAACCACCTCGGCGGCCGCCTGCACATAAATGACTCCGCCGGAGGAAACATTCCAGCTCATCACGGTCGATGAAGCGCCCGCGAGATCGGAGCCCCATAAACCCACTAGGGTGTCGTGACCGCTAAGCTCGAGACTCTGTCCACCAAGCGGCGTCAGGCCAGCTAGAATCCCAGATGTCACCGCTGCGTCAGTAACATAATTACCTGATGCGGATGAAATGGTGAGACTTTGAGTGCCCGTGCCAACCACCGCGGCACTGCTATCAGTGTTGCCCGTTGGAGTTGTCGCATGCGTCCCGGTAAAGGTAGCGGCGGCACACTCACCGTAGATCGTGCCGCCGGATCCAGAGACGACAACCGTCTGCGCTCCACTCGTAGGCGCGAGCAATTCATAAATCGCGGCGTAGTAGTAATACGTTCCGTCAGAGCCTACGGAATCCTTGGCCAACGTCATGGCATTCCCACCGTAGGTAACGGTGGTGAAGCCGCCCCAACTTGAAATCAACAACGCGCCCGAGAACGTGACCCGAACGTAGCTCGGCGTGCCTGACGGTGTGTGCGTCCACGATTGCGTGGAGCCGCCCGCAAAGGCTGCGGATACGCTTCGGGCGTCAACAGCGGCGGACATGGCGTTATCCGTTCACCAGTGGCATAAAAAACGTGCCATCGAGTTTCCCAGGCGTCCACGTCATGCACTTCAGCCCTTGGTGAAACGCGAACTTGCCCATAATAATTTCGGGGTTCGGATACACGTCTATCAGGTTATTCCCAGGCAACTCGCTCAAATAGGTCGCGGCGAATGTGATCGGATCGACTGCGTAGAGACTCTGCCGAGAGATATTGCCTTGCGAACTGTCGCGCCAACACCCTGCGAGCAGGTAGCGATCATTGAAGCTATCGTGCACGAACATGTTGTAATTGTTATCGAGCGGGAATGACGCCCCCAGTCCGCTGACCGAGTGCTGCGTGGCTATCATCGTATTCAGATCAACTACCGTGAATGCCTGCTCGCTCGTTGAACTAGTAAGAAACCACTTGTTTCGCGGGCCGTCGATAAAGCTGGCGCTGAAAGTGTTAGCGCCGACACCGTTGATACTGAACACCGACCAAATATTGGTCGAACGCGTCCACGTTCTACCAGTGTTTGGGCTGCCGAACGCGCCATCCCATATCCAAAGATCATGCGTAGTCGGGTGTATGGTGCAGGGCGACCCAAATGCGTTGTTGCCATTGTTGGTTCGCGCCCACGAGTGCCACAGGTCCCAGGTGTTCGTGACCGTATCGAATGCGTCGAGAAAACAGGTGTCGACGTTCTCGTCAGGCGTATGCCCAATTTCCAGCGGGCCGCCGGGCCCGAGCAGTATTCGATCGTGCGCCCCACCATCGGCTACGTTCGGATTGCTGCCCGCTAGTCCTGGCAGCGGTTGCAGAGAAAAGTAGGTGTGCCGCGTGCCGGGTAAGCCGCGAGGCAGCCCATTCGAGTCTAGGTAATATGGATACTCAGGCTTGAACTGCGCCGGCGGGCTGCCGGGGTTGACTTGTGCCCACGCAGGTGCGTTTTGGTTACAGTCGAGGCACCAAAAGTCATTGACCGTGTTGCCGCCGTGCGCCCCAGTCACGCCGGCATAGACCTTTCCGTTGATCGCTGCCGCACCGCCCCAATCATCGAATGCGAAGGCTAGGCTGCCGGTTGGCACACTCGACGAACAGGCACCCCACGTATCCTTGATAAGGTTAGTGCTGCGCCATGTGGGATACGTCGTTGCCGCCGGCGCCAACTCGGCCGGCGGCCCCATATAATTCGTACTCGTACCGACGCGCGCGCAACGGTGATGCATAATCCCGAGCGGCAACGCCAGACCCCCGTGATACAACTGCCACTGGTTGTCGTCGTACAGATCACCAGCCGCCTTTTTCATCGACCGCGTCTCGGAATAGACTTGGTGCCCGTTGACGTAGCAACTGATCTGCCCGTCCGCGTTTCCGAACGTTCCCAAGTTCGTATACATCTCCAGGCTGTACCAGCGATTGGTGCGCATGAAAACGTTGCCCAGCCACGTCCACGCCTGATCGCCGTTGATGTCGTATCGGTATAGCCTCAACCCATAGACGTTAGGATTGTTTGGCAGCGATGGCTGGCTGTACTCAAAAATGTGCGCAACCGTTCCGCCGGAAGGTGAGTTAGTCACCTTCGGTCCGGTCAACTTCATCCCGAGCGCGGCGGGGTTGAATCCAGTCTGGATATCGTCCTCGAGCCAGTAGCAGGCGCGCGTCCAGATGTCATTCCGCGCGGCGAACGGGATCTGCACGGTAATGATGCGTTGGTTCGCGTTCCCCGGCGCACTGGCGCAGCGCAGATAATGCATGTTGCCGTTGGCAGAGTCGGTGAGGTACTCCGGGCTGTAGACCCAGCCATCAACGCCCAGGCCGCCTTGCATGTCGCCGCCGCGCGCGATCGACGCGTCGAACACCGCTTGCTGGCTCGTGATGTCGAGGTCGTAGATGTTCGGCGTCACCGACGCGCCGATAAATGGGTAGTCGAGAATCAACGGCCCCACGGTGTGATAGATGCTCACCGTGCAAGACTGGTTAGAGTTCAGGAACAGGACGAGCGTGCTTCCTAGCGACGGATTGCGCACGAACAGGGTGTTGAACTGGTCTGATCCACCTATCGCGATGGAGAAACCTGAACTGGGACCGACTTCAAAAGCGTCAGCGTTCACGCCGTCAATCGTCGGCAGCGCCGAGGACTTCTGCATCCCCTTCACGATGATGTCGCCGCCGATCCCGGCGATATTGAATGTGACAGGACCAGCGGAAGGAACCACCTGCGAAGCGAACGGCGTCGGGCCGTTAAAAAGGCCGTTCTTGTCGAGCCAATCGCCACCAGTCTGTGTCCAGGCGGCGCCCAGCAGCAGATCGGCGTACACCGTGTTGGTCGGGCCGTTGCTGACGTTGATGCGCGTCTGTCCGCCGACTTCGACGATCGGAATACGCTGGTTTATGATCGGCATCGTTGCGCTACCGGTGTCGCGCCAGTGATTCGCGCCCAGCCATTCGTAGACGTTGAAATGCTTGGCCAGGTCCGGGCTCTTTGCCCATATCGAACCGTTGATCCATGCGACCTGCATCGCGTGGCCATTGGTTCGCGCGCCGTTGCGACAGACCCAGTTCGCCGTGTCGATGCTCCACTGCTCGCCATTGGCCGTGAACGACGGCGGTGGCGACGGCGGACCGATAGAGGTGCCATCTGGTGAGTCCACGAAGGTGCCGAGTCTCGAGATCCCGCTCCCATGCCCGCTGCAGCATGGCGTGAGATGCAATCCCAAACTACCCGAAAATGAGACTGGGCTACGCCTTCACTTTCCGACTCATGTAGCGGTAGCCGGTACTGCGCGGGATGTCGTTCTCAACGAAGGCTTTCGCTGCTGGCGTGCCCGCTTTGAGACTTACGGATAGGGATACCAGCCTGGTTTGAGTCGGGACGTCCCGCTTAGCTAGGTAAACCTTCTGGCCGCCCCACTCTCGGCGAAGGGCGCGCTCGAACTTGTCCGCAGCGGCGCCCGTAATGCCGGCAGCGAGCGCTTCCATCTTCAGACTTCTCCAGAATTCAGACATAGGTCACCACCTCCCGATAAACCCTCGTCCTCGCGACGTGGAGGTGTGCTTGAAATCAGGCCGCTGCGGCGGTTTCGGCTCGGCCTTGTCTGCTGGTAGCTCAACTGCAGCCGGCGCCTCGTCTGGCTCGATCTGGGCCTGCCTGCGATCCCAATCGGCAACCTTCCAGCGCGGGATCCCGAGATAGACCGCCGCGGCGTAGCCGTAGACCCAAAGGTCGAGCGGTTCGTTGCGCCGGCCTTTGCGCAGCGTCCACTCCGAACGCGGGCGCCCGCGCACGTAGCGCGTGATCAACTGCTCAGCCGTCAGCCCAAGGTAGAAGTCGTCGTCGAGCTGGCTCGAGGTGTGGATGTAGCCCGGCCCCGGCTTCACCACTGACAAGCGCTGGTAGAGCAGATGCTTCGCGGTATCCGACCCGACCGGCCAGATACGCGCGCCGGCCTTCAGCTTCTTTCCCTTCCAGGTCGTATCGCGCTCGGTCGGCTTTCCAATAATCGACTTCCCCGCCTGGCTCTGCCCCTTGATCGCCAGGACGTGCCGACCCTGCCGGCGACGCGTGAAGTTCTCGACCGCGATCGAATGGTGGCCGCCGTGGTCGATCGCGCACGCGGAGATCCGCATGTCGACGCCGAATTCGTTCCGCAAGGGCGCGAGCAGCAATTCATCGAGCCGGGTCCAGACGACCTCTTCGGCCGGATCCCCGAAAATTTTCTGGTAGTCGACCCACCAGCATTCCTCGCCGCGGCCCCAGCCGAAGATAGCGAACTCGAGCCGGTCTCCCTGGACGTCGACCGCAGCCGTCAGCACCAGCGTTCCCCGTGGAACAGTGCGCAGGTCGTAGGGGTCCGCGCGCTTCTGGACCTCGGTCTCCGCAACGCGATTTCCGTGCAGTTCCCACGTCTCGGCCAGCCGCGTATTCGTCCAGACCTGCATCAGCGTCTGGTCGCCGGCGTCGCTGGTCGCCTTCGCGTCCAGGAACTCGCGCACAATCGACGCCCACGATAGCCAGCCCAGCGGCGAGTACAGGCTCGACAGCCAATAGCCGCGGGTGCGCGCGCCAGGCGCCTCCGGAATCCATTCTCCAGCCGCCAGCATCGCGGTCTTCGCCGTCTCCGAAATCGGCTCGCTACAGACCTCGCAGACGCAGTGCGTCGTCGACGGATCGTCGTCTCGCCACTTCAACTGCGCCCAGCGCAACACCTGGAGCGCGCCGCAATGCGGACACGGAACATGAAAACGGCGCCGATCCGACGCCGTGTAGGCTTGCTCGATCCGGCTTTCGCCCTTTATCGTGCAGGTCGATGTCTTCAGTCTTTTCCGTCGCGCGAAGGTGTCCTGCCGTTTCTCCGCAACAGAGATCGGATCGCCTTCATCGTCGATCGACATCGGGTAGGAGTCAATCTCGTCGAATAGTAGATCGCGAGCAGGCATAGAGCGAAGGCCAGCAGCACTATTAGCCCCAGCGATAACCAGAATGCCACCATCGAACTCCTTCTCGAGCAGCGTGTTCCCAGAATCACGCGCCCGAGCTCGCTGCACCTTGTTGCGCAGCACCGGCGTTGATTCGATCAGCGCGGCAACACGTTGTTTGCTGAATCGCTTCGCCAGGTTCAGCGTTGGTTGCACCAGTAAAATAGGACCAGGGTTGTAGTCTATCGAGTACCCGATCCAGTTTAGGCACATCTCAGACTTACCCAGCTGCGTACCGCACCACATAACAACTTCCTCGACGTCAGAATCGTGCGACAGGCACTCCATCGGCTCGCGCAAGTACGGCGTGCGGCTAGTGCGCCACTGTCCAGGCTCTGCGGCGGCCTTTCCGGAAAGAATGCGATTGCCGTCAGCCCATTCCGCAACGGTGAGCAGCGCCCGCGGCGCGAAGATTTCCCCGAACTTTTCCCGTACAAAAATTTCCTCACGTTCAAGTACCGGCGAAGACATCATGCCGCGCGAAAACCGCCCTCACTGCATTCAATTCGTTCGCCACAAAACGCCGAATAGCTGCAATCTCCGCCTCGTTCCTGCCGAACGTCGCTGCAACTCGATCAGGAAGCGGCGATAGTTGCGTCACCAACTCGGAGGCAAGAGCCTTCTCTGCCCGCTCGACCTTATCCTTCCGCATCAGCGAACCTTCCCGCTCCTGCAGTTCGAGCATCGCCAACTTCGCCTGCGCCTCATCACGACGATCACGCCAGTCGTCGACAGCGGGCGGCGATAATTTGGTGCGCCTCATTCGTCATCCTCGATCACCACCGGCGTCGACGCCGTCTTTCGACCAGGCTTACCGCGTAACGGCTCAAGCAGCCAGTTGCGCGCCACATTCGATTTCACATGCCAGCCACGGCACTGCACACACCGAAACGCGTGCGCGCCCATCGGTTCGTCACGCTTCGATGCAAGCGCTTGCTCAAAGGTAAGAAAGCTGGCGCCGTCGAGGCAGGTCATAGGAGCGCCAATTGTGGCGCGATCGCGTTATCCGCGGCGTGACCGTTAGGTTTCCGCCAGACAGACCACTCGTTCGCCTCCCTCGTTTTGATGCGATGACAGTTAGCACACAGCAACTGCAGCCCGTGCGATGCGCCCGGATTCTTGATGAGTGACCTGATTTCCTTGGTAGCTGTGTGCGCCGTCGTCCTCTTGCCAGTAGTCCGACGCAATATCGGCGTCACATGATCGAACTCAAGAACTCGTTCGTCATCGGTTCCGCACCTTACACACGCGCCGCCGAGAAGCGCGATCCCCTCAAGACGAAGCTTCTTGTTCGCATCCCGAGCCGCCTGCATTCGCTCGTCGTCGGTTTGACGAATCTTCGGCGCTATCGTCTTCGGTTTCGCCTTTCCCTTTGCCTTGGTCGCG